GGCCAGGGCGAGCACCTGGCGGGCCGTGTCGGTGTCGGCCATGATCTCGCCCTCGACGATCAGCTTGGATCCCTCGACGCGGACGCTGTCCGTCTGCCCGAGGATCGACCCGAGCCCGTAGTCGTGACCGAGAACGATCGGGATACGCTGCTTGGTCTGCATGCCGGCCAAGTCGATCACGACCGGCTCGCGGCTCCAGCCCTGACGGATCGGAGCGCCGGTGTAGGCCTCGATCGTGAACCGACGCGGGGAGGCCGCAGCCTCGCCATCGGCGGCCTGGAGAAACGTCACGCTGGTGTCGAGTTTGATGGTGTTCATAGGAAATCGATCAGCTCCTCGAGGTCTTCGTCGTGGTCGAAGTCGTCCACGTCACGCCTCCTGTGGATTGCCCTCCTGCATGGGCTGCGCCGCACCGCCCAGGTCGATCGGCAGCCCCAGCTCGCGCATCAGCTCCAGCTCGGCAGCACGCTGCCGCAGCTCGACGTCCCACCGCTTGCCCTGGCGGGCGTACTCGCTCGCGAGCGTCGTCGTGTGCGTCCGCAGCCGCACCTCGGCCGCCGACGCCTCCTTGCCCGGGTCGACGTGCTCGCGGCCGTCCCAGACCCAGGCCCAGTTCCACTCCGAGAACGGCGGCAGGCCGTCCGGGATGACGCCGGCTAGGCTGGCCTCGTTGACCCACGCCGCCAGCACGCGGTCGAGGCAGACCCGCTCGAGCTGGTCGCGGTCGACTCGCTGCATCAGGCCGTAGACCTGGTGGTCCATGCGGCCGCTGGCGTAGTTGTAAGACGAGCTGTCGAGCGCCGCGACGTTGTAGGGCAGCTGCATGCAGCGGGCGATCTCGTTGAGGATCTCGCGCTTGAAGTCCTTGTAGGTGCTCGTCGGCTGCTCGGCCTTGAGCTGCGAGATGTCCCAGCCTTCCGGCAGGGTCACGAGGCTGCGCTTGCGGATCTCCATCTCGGCGAACGCGTCGACCTCGTCCACCTCCGCGGCCGGCGAGTTGCTGTGGATGAACGCCGCGAAGTCGGCGGCGGTCTCTGCGGCCGCGATCACGGCCTCGGTGTACCGACGCAGCTGGCCGAAGAGCCGGAGCGCGGGCGCCACCTCAGGCATGCCACGGTTCTGGCCGGGACGCTGCCGGCGGAACCAGTGGACGACAGCGGCCGCCGGCACTCGCTGGAACTGCAGGTTGTTGACGCGGTAGTTGCTGCCCGGGTGGAAGTTGAGCACCTGGTACGCCACTACGTTGCCGGTCGCGTCAAACTCCAGACCGTCGACCGTGTTGCCCTCGGGCGTGATCGTCTGCCGCATCAGCTCGGTCGGCGTCGCCACCATCTCGGCCTCGACGAGCCGCAGGTCGAGCTGCACGCCCGGCAGGCGGGCGTTGTTGATCATGAGCGCGAACGCCTCGCCGTCGACGACGAGCGCCTCGCGCATCGTCCGCAGCTTCGCCGGCAGGTCGATCGTCGTGCCCCAGTCGTAGAACGCCCGCTCGACGACACGTGCGGCGTCGTCCTGGACGTCGAGCTGTAGCCGTGGGCCGGTGCCGACCAGGTCGCTCGCGAGCGTGGCGGAGATGCCGGCCAGGTACGAGTTGTTGTTGCGCTCGTACCTCGCGCGGTTGCGGATCGTGCGACGCACGACCGGCGAGAGCTGCGCGTCGGCCGAGAATGCGTCGGCGACCTGCCAGTGCTTGTAGTCGTCGCCGAGCTGCGACGCCTCATACCGCCCGCGCACGACCGGAGCCGCGACTGGGCGCGGCTTGGCCTTGGCACGGAAGAGGTCGAGGAATGCCATCAGGAGTACGGGCTAGGGGTCAACTGGTTGAACCGCAGGCCACGCCTCGAGGTCGATGCGGCCGTCTTCGCCGCTAGGTACTTGTCAGCGGCGATCTGGTCCTGGATGGACTGCGCCTCGACCTCGCCGGCGTCCGTGCGGACGCGCTTGGGTCCGGTGGCGGTGTCTTCGATGGCCTGCTCGATAGCGTCGCTCATAGTGGCGACGATAGAGCGCGCGCGAGCGCAGACCGCAGGGGGTGTGGCCGCACAAACGCTCGGTACTTGTGACGAACTACCGAGGAACGGTCGTCACTTGGCGGCCATGGCCAAGCCGATGTTGGCGATCGCGTAGCCGGCCCACGCGATGGCCATGCCGGTGCTGCCCTTCGACCACTGGTCGCAGGCCACCGCGAGGTAGACGACGCCGACGCCGAGAATCAGGGGAGCGGACATGGTGCGGCTGCGTGTTACGTAGTTTCACCAAAGACGACCCCGGCGGGGTCGGCGTGCCGCCTTATCGGTGCGGTGCCTGCCCGCCGGGATCGCTGTTCATTGTGCATACCCTGACAATCAAACGCCGCTCGTCGTCCGTCATTTCGCAGCACAACCTGACCAGAACAGACGACAGCGTCTCGCGCTCCGCGTCGGTGAGCCGCAGCCGCTCGATGTCGCGTGCCGCCTCGTCCATCAGGTCGCTCGCCGGTGCAGCGTCCCTGGCGTGCGTCCATTGTCGCAGGCGTGTCACGATGTCGGTCATGCACCCATCCTCCGCAGCTCGATCTTGCGGACGGGTGCCGTCGGGATGCTGACCTTGCGGCGATGGCTTCTCGGCGTGTCAACGCCCACCGCCGTCACGCCGGCGTAGCTGGCCGCCACGGCCGCGCCCACCACGCAGTCGAGCCAGTGGTTGTCACGGCCGGGCAGCGTCCGCCACTCGTCCACGACACGGCCACGTGCCTCGGTCCGCACCGGGTACTCAGCGGCCAGGTGCTCGAGCAGCATGGCGTGGTCGCCGGCGTGAATTGTGAACGCCTGCGGGTCGGCGGCCGGCAGCTTGAGCCGCGCGGCGATCAGCGTCTTCCAGGCGTTGGTGTCGTACAGCACGTGGCGTTGCTTCTGAATCGTCGACGTGCGCCAGTTGCTGCCAACGCGCTCGCCGCGGTCAGGCCGCTTGTCCGACAGCGTCGAGCCGGACGCGCCCACGAAGCGGCCATGGCTTGGCAGCACGCGCGGGCCGTAGGTCGACCGCCTGGCGAAGTCGCGGACCACGCCCTGCGTCTGCGCCCAGTTGGCGTCGACCATCACCTGTGAGATTCGCAGCACCGCGTCGTCCGTCTCGCGTGCGAACTCTCGGTCCAAGAGCATGGCGGCCACCTCCGCCAGCGCCTGGTTGGTGGCGGCCTCGAGGCTCGACAGCTTGGTCACCGTCTGCATGGTGCGGCGGATGTCACGCAGCGTGAAATACGTCCGGTTCTGCTCCGGCCACGTGCCGTAGGCCACGAGGTGGCCGCGGAACTGGTGCCCCCACGCCACCACCGCCCAGTAGAGCGCCCGTTCCTGCACATCGATGAACGCGGTCAGCGTGTCGAGTTGCCCGGGCACGATCCACCGGGCGACCTCGATGACGTTGCTGCGGACGTCCTCGCTGGTGATCGCGTTGGTCTGCGCCTCCTGACGCAGCGGCTGGTTCTGGTACTCGCTCGCGAACACGTCCGGGCCGTCGTCGATGAACGCGTTGTACGCGTGCTGGATCGCGGACTGCTCCCGCTCCGGGTCGTAGCAGCTTTCCCACGACACCTGGCAGCCGGCGTCCATCGCGCTCCGGTGGTCGCGGTAGTACGCGTCGGCCTCGGCCCACGCGCGGGCCTGGTCGCCCGGCACGTCCTTGTCGAACGTCACCCGCAGCTCGCGGTACCGGCCGAGCCAGTCGTCCTCGTGGCGATCCGCCCACTGCTTGACCATGGCGATCCGCTCGCCCTGCCACGCCGGGTACCTCTTCGTGTCGAGCAGCTGGTCGACCATGTCGTCGTGCTGGATGACCGTGGCGTTGACCACGCACGCGATGCTCGACCGGTGGCCGGCCAGCTTCATCACCGACTTCGACAGGATCTCCAGCCGCTTGCTGCACTGCATCGGGCTGGCCGCGCTCTCGCGGGTCTGCGGGTCGTCGACGATCACGAAGTCTGGACGCAGCTGCGTCCCGTCTGGACTCTTGTGCCGCAGGCCGAGGATCGAGCCGGTCAGGCCGCGAGACATCACGATCGAGCCGGACGCCACCGAGCCCGGGATCGTCGGCATGACGATGGAGTCCGCCTGCCAGCGGATGTGCGTCTGCTCGCCCTGGTGCGTCTGGGAGTTGCACCGCTGCACCTTGCCCTCGAGCGCCCGGATCGCGTGGCACACCTCCGGGAAGTCGTCGTGCAGTAGGTCGTTCTCGGCCAGCTCAAGCTTGACGCTGGCGATCGCCTTGGCTGCCAGTCCGCCTTCGCCGGCGAAGATCGCGCAGAACCGACGGTGCCCGTACAGCGTCGCCCAGATGATCGCGTTCTCCGAGATCGTCGACTTGGCGAACCCGCGGTAGACCGCGTTGACGAACCGGCCGCCGCCGATGATGCAGCCTTGGATCCGCTCGATGACGCGGCGGTGGTCCGGGGAGAACGGCGTCAGGCCCGTCGACATTGGGAAGTACGTGATCAGGAACCGCTCGAGGTCGAGCCGGCAGGCGGCGCGGCGCGCGGGATCGACGACGCCTGGCACCTCGCCGATGTCGCTGCCGAGCCGGGTGCGCTCGCGGGACCGCTCGATGTCCTGGCGGCGCTTGGCGTCGGTTTCGTAGCTGTCGCGGTCGCCACCCAGCCGGCGGCGAATAGCACGCACATCCCGCAGCTGCTCGCGCAGTTTCTTTTCAGCAGCGGCGGCCTTCTTGCGTGCGTCGTCGCTCATTCATCCGCCAGCGCGGCCTTCTTGCCCGTCATCGTCTCCCACCGCTTCACGATCACGTCGCAATACTGCGGGCTGATCTCCATGCCGTAGCACTTGCGGCCCAGTTGCTCGGCGGCGATCAGCGTGGTTCCAGAGCCGAGAAAAAGATCCAGCACGACATCGCCTTTGTCGCTGTGGCTTTCGACTGCGATGGCCGGGAGGCCGACGGGCTTCTGCGTCGGGTGGGCGTACGACGTGACCGCGTCGCGGCCCACCTCCCACACGTCGGCAAGCCTCTTGCCTCGTAGCGCAGCAGTACCCTTGTGCGCGACGATGATGAACTCGTGATTCGGCGAGTAGGAGTTTTGCAGGTCGCCAAGGCCGCCGCCGCGCTTGTACCAGACGACGCAGTTCTTCACGTCGAACTTGTTCGACGACTCAAGCCACTTGTGGTAAACGTCCCAGCGCGTGCATACATACGCGGCCGCATCCGACGACATCGTTGACCACAGCACAGGCCATATTTCCAGGATTGCGTCGTCGTTTGCGATCTTTTCAAACTGCGGCGTCTGCTCTCGGAAGTTAGATTGAAAGTTGATGCCGTACGGAGGGTCGGTGAAAACCATCCCTGCCTTCGCCCCCGCCATCAGCCGCTCGACATCCTCGGCCTTCGTAGAGTCGCCGCAGAGCAGGCGATGTTCCCCAAGGATCCACAGGTCGCCCGGCTTCGTGATCGGATCGACCGGCGGATCGGGCACCTCGTCCTCGACGATCTCCTTCGCCTCGTCCTCGTACAGCCCGGCCTCCTCGGCCAGGTCCGCGAGCATCTGCTGCACGTCGGCCGAGCCGGTGTCGACTTCCCGCAGGATCGCGTCGAGCTTCGTGGCGTCCGCCTCGGCCATGGCGGCGAGCGGGTCCAGCGTGGCGAGGATCTTGTCGGCCTCGGCCTCGTCCACGTCGAGGATGAGCACCGGCACGTCGCCATCGCCCAGCGTCTCGGCCCGGAGGTGGCCGTCGATCAGCATGAGCGTCCCGTCGTCGAGCTCACGGGCGAGCACGGCGTCGGCGATGCCGACCTCGGCCAACAGCCCCTTGAGGGCGTTGGCTTGGGCCTGCGGGTGGGTCCGCCAGTTCTTCGGGTTGGGCCGCAGGTCGGACGCGGGCACCCGCCGCAGCTCGCGGATTCGGTCACGGATTTTCATGGGAATCGGCTCCTGCGGTCTGCCGGAATGATTTTCGGGAGAGAGTCGACGAAAACGAGGA